GGTTTTTATTTTTTTTTTGTTTTGATCTTGGAAACACCTTAATAACTTAAGGGAGGTGCATATAATTGGCACTGGCAAAATCATACCTAGCTAATCTAGGTAAATCATTATATTATTCTGCTAAAACTGCTGTGGCTAACGAAATGCCTGTAACTGTTGGAACTTATGAAAAGAATAAGGAACAGTTTAGATCTGGAACTGAATACGTAAAAAGCTTTGTGACGAGAAAAGGATCTACAACTAGTCATGGTGTTAACACTATGATTTCTACTTTTCTCAAAGATGTTGACGATCTGAAGAAAAACGCATTTGAAGATTTGCGTAGTGGCAAGATTAATAATTTTGATAGAGAAATGCAAGCTCATGAGAAAGAATATAATTTTGGAGGAGATGGAGACTCCGGTTTTAATTTCAATTTCGGTGATGATGACGAAAGTGATGCTACCTTTTCTATTAATGAAGATAGCAATTCCATCTCTATCGAAACTAAGGCAACTGAAACTGGTTCGAATATAAGAACCAAAGCTATGATGGAAACTATTATTGACTCTGCTGAAAGATCTGCAAACTATATGGTCGGTAACTCAAGGAAAATCAATTCTATGCAAATGAGTCTTATGTCTCAAATGCATACTGAAATGATCAAAAGTATGTCTGATACTAATAATCTTCTTACCAATTTGGTTGAATTTCAGAATAATCAAATGGTAGATCACATGAATAAAACTCTTAGCTTCTATGATAATGTAATAGCTGAATTGCGTGAGATTAAAACCGGCCTTGCTCCAAAGCAAGAAGAATTTAATCGAGCAACTGGCTTTGAAGATGTAATGAGTGGTAGTGGTTTGAATATGAAGGCATATGGTGAACTCATTAAGAAAAACTTTGGAACTTGGTTTCAAGGAACATCTCTTGGTATGGCAACCTCATTTGCTAAGCTCGCAGGTGGAAAAGGTGGAATTATGGGAGCCATAAAGAATAACCCTCTTGGATTTATTTCGGACTTGATTGTATCTGGTCTGATGCCTAATTCATTGAAATTGGCTATGGGTAGTTTCGATAAATCCTTAGCAGGATTATTTTCTTCAATGATATTAGGATTTAATAAGATGAAGGGTGATTACTCTAGCCCATTCAAACAAATGCTTGGTTCTATATTTGGTATTGATACGGCTGCTAAGCGAGGTATTGATACTTCTAAATTCCATAGAGGCGTTATGCAATACAATGGTAGAGCTGATAAAGCTTTAACTGAAGTAATTCCTGCATTGTTAAGCAATATCTATGCTGCTGTAAGTAAAAGCGAAAAGGTTATGCTCTACAATTATACTACTGGTAAATTTGTTGAATCTAGCAGTATGCTGAAAGACCATAGCAAACGAATTCGTCAAGGTATTACTTATGAAATGAGTGGCGTTCGTGATGCTATGAAAAATAAATTGTCTAAAGTTAGTGGTGGTTCATCCGAATTTATGATGGATGAACTGGACACCTTTTTGGAACATCTTGCAGTTAAAGGGCAGCAATATAACCCTTACAAACAAACTCACGCTAGTGATATGGATGGATTGAATCTTCGAGATCAACGTTCATATCGTTTGATTAGAGCTGCATTCATGAGTATGCCTAAGGGTATGCAAAATAGAATCGCTCATGAAATAATTAAAGGTCGTGGTGGTAGTTCTAAAGCTGTTGAATCTATTGAACAAGAGCTGAGAGAATCTGGTTTGGGTATTGGTCATGGTGGATTAGATGCTCCTAGAGTTTCTAGCAAATATTCATATGGTACAACCAATACTCTGCTTAAAGATATTAAAAATATTTTAACTGAAGGTATTAAGGTGGTACAAATCGGGTCTATTCAAGCTAGTTCTAATGCTATTAAGAGAATTACTGGACGTAAACTTGATACTACTGATTATGGTGGTGGTCATGGAACTGGTGGTAGCGGAAGTCCAACTCCAACACCTCCTGGAGATCATAGCCCTCAAGGAAAGAATGATGTAGAGAAAAGTTATGGTGATTCTGATGATGAAATAATGAAGAAAATGTCTGTAAATGATGTGAATAATCAAAGAACTGGATTTAGAAAATTCATTGAAGCGATTAGTAAAGAAGCTACTCTGAAAGGTAAATATCGAGTATTTAAGCAAGGTATGGCTCCTGCAAACCTTGTTTCTAAAGGAATGAATCGTCTTGATGAAATGATCCACAGTCTGATCTTCGGAAGTCCAGGTAAGAAGAAGTCTTCCGGTGGCGGTGGTGATGATGATGGCGATGGCCCCGGTGATGGTAGTGATGGGCCACAGAAAAGTGGATTCTTCTCAAGGATGACCCAAAGGATTTCTAATGCAATTGATAAATCTTTGAAGTGGGTTGAAACAAGAATCTTAAATCCACTCCATGAGAAATTCTTTGGTGAAGAAGGCATCTTTACTAAATTCCAAGAAAAATTTACTCCATTTATAGAAAAGATTAAAGATTTTGCTAAATCTAAATTTGATAAAATGAAAGAAGTCTTACTCGGTTCTCAGAACCAAGAAGGATTCTACACTGGTGGATTATTTGCTGACGTAGGTAACTCTTTTAAAGATTATTCCAACCAAATGAGACATTTCTTTACAGGCGCTGCCTATAAGAAAGCCAATGGTCAGGAAGTTAAAGAAAATAAAGAAACTTCTGTATTTGCATATGTTAAGAAATACTCTAAAAATATTATGGAAAGTGTCAAAACTGGATTATTCGGAGCGAAAGAAGAGACTGTAGATGAAGAAGGCAATCTAGTTACTAAACGTAAAGGCGATGGTTTACTCTCTGGAGTAATGAATCAATTGAAGAGTACGTTCAAGATGTTTGATAGTCTCTTCAAATCTAAAGAAGGCGAATCTGATGCAGATGTCGAAAAAGGCATCAATCAGTGGAAAAAGGAATTTAAAGGATTCCTTCCCAAAGGTCTTGCTACTGGTTTACTTGGTATGGGTGCGAGTGTACTTCTTCCAGGTGGCCCTCTGCTATGGGGCATGTTAGCTTCCACTACAGCATTTGCTGGGCATTCTAAAAAATTCAGAGAATTCCTCTTCGGTAATGATCAAGAGGGAAGACCTGGTGTAATTCCTCCTCACTATAAGAAAATTCTGTTAGAAGTTAAAAACAGTATGCCATCTATCTTAGGTGGTGGTATGGTTGGTCTGGGTGCAAGCTTATTGCTTCCAGGTGTCGGCCCACTGGTTGGTTTAACGTTAGGTTCTGCTGTTGGTTATGCTGCTAAATCTAAGAGAATGCAAGAATGGCTCTTTGGTAATGGGGATGATAAGAAAGGCGTTATCAGTCCTCAGCTTAGAGAAAAAATGAAAACAATTTTACCTGCTATGGGTGCTGGTGGAATACTTGGTATGGGCGCAAGCTTATTGCTTCCTGGCGGCCCATTACTCGGATTGACAATCGGCTCCGCTGTTGGATTTGCTGCTAAATCTAGTAAATTCCAAGCAATGTTATTTGGTGAAACTGATGAAAAAGGTAACTTTAAAAAGGGATTAATCTCCCCTGAAATGCGTACTAAGATTAAATCTGCTCTCCCTAGAGGTCTTTCCGGTGCATTATTCGGTTCAATGACCGGGATGTTAACTGGTAGTCCGCTGGTGGGAGCAATGGTCGGTGCATCTGTATCTATCTTAACCTCTTCTGAGAAATTTAAAGAAATGATGTTTGGTACTGCTAATAAATTTGGTAAGAAAGTTGGAGGATTGCTTGGTAACGTTAGGGATTTCGTCAGAGACGAATTCTTATCTCCTTTCAAGCATTGGGTTACTAAGAAAGGTATTGTAATTAAGGATTGGTTTGAAAACTCTATCAAAACTCCATTTGTAAATGTAATGAGTCCTCTTAAAGATGCTTTTGGTATTATTGGTAAAAACATTAAGAATTCTTGGTCGGAATTGAAAGATTCCTTCAAGAAAGCTTTCGTTGATACATTCAATAATAACATTGGTATTCCACTTAAAAACTTTGTAACTAAGAATATTACCGATCCTCTGAAAAATATGTTTAGCAAATTCTTCAATGCAATTGGTAAAGGATTAGGAGCAATCTTGACAGCACCTGCTAAGGGTCTGGCATTGTTCGCTAATTCCATCATTGAAGCTGACAAGAAGAAAGATGATAAGACACTCAAGAGTATGGGAATGAGTGGCGCTACCTACAATCCTTATGATATTGACGTTGGTATGAATCTTGATCCTAAAGATCGTATCGACCAAGATTATAAAGATATGGTTATTGAAAATCGTAAAAAGAAACTTAAAGAAAAACTTGATGCTTATGATAGACAGCATGGTTTAATAGAACTTAATCCTGATGATAAATTTGATATGGAATATAGAGACTCTATGAGAGAAGCTAAAGATAAAGAAAATGCAGCTCCTAGAAGAGATTCGTTTGATAATTACTTTGAAGCTCAGATGGAAAAACATCGTCAAGCTCAACAGCATACGGTTGGTGCAGGATTAACTGATGCATTCTCCAATGCTAATTCTATGCTCCCATCTCCTGAAGAAATGAAAGCTGTAGCTAATGGTGATCCACACAAGAAAGGTGGTCGTATTCCACTTAATCTCCAAATGTTCGCATCCGATAAGGGTGGCTTGAAAATGGACCTTGGTGATGGCGATATGGGTGGAAGGGCCAGAGGTGGCATCCTTGATCAAATTAAAGGTATTCTGATCTCTTATGGAAGCAAACTCAAAAGTATTGATGAATCTACTCAAAGTATCAATGCTCAACTGAAGCAAGGTATCGTTGTGAAGAATTCTCATCAAGGAGACGATAAGAGAGGTCTTACTCTTGTTGGAACCTTCGACTATGATAGATTTACTGCTCATAATACTACTATGCTTGAATATACTAGAGATATTCGTAATGAAGTTATGGGTCAACTTGACGGAGTAGGATATAACGTCGAGACTATGGCTAACGTTTTGGTAGATACATTTGGTAGCCCATCTGTAGCAGCTAAAGGAATGCGTGGTCTTCGTGGTAATAGAAGAAGACGTGGCTTCTTCGGTAAGATTTTGGATATCATCCAGAGTCCGTTTACCTTTATGAAGAATATGTTTAAAACTATGGTGATGAAACCTGTTACAGCACTTTGGGGACAGACTAAGAAACTCTTTACTTATATTCCACAAATGCTTAGCAAAGGTATCACTCTCTTCGGTAAAGGTGTATATAAACTTATAAATCTTCCTCTCAAAGCCATTGGTGGTGTAGCAAAAGCTATCGGCGGAATTGGAAACTCTATGATTAAATTCTTTAAGTCTGATTTCTTCAAATCTATTGGTAGATTTGCTTCTACTTTGGTAGATGGATTGGTTGTAAAACCACTTAAAGGATTGTTTAATGTCGTCGGTCAAGTAACTAAAGGATTATGGACTATCACTAAAGGTGTAGGTGGTTTACTTAAAGATTCCTTTATGGGTATGATTAATCTTGCTAAAGATGCAATTCCTGCAACTATTAAAGGTGTTAGAGCACTTGGTAGAGGTGTTGTTGAATTAACTAAAGGGCTGTGGCAGTTAACTACTACTGTAGGTAAAGCTGTATGGGGTATGGCTAAATTCACTGCTGGTATGATTGGTAGTGCATTTAAATCTGTAGGAAGATTGCTTGGCTTCGGTAAAAAGACTCGTGACATTATGGGATCTACCGGATTGTCAGGTAAACCTGTATATGTAGTCGGTGGTGCCCTTGATAGAATTGAAAAGATTAAAGAAGTCGAAATAGTTAAAGAGGTTGAGAAAGTTAAAGAAGTTGATATTTTGAAGAAAATTGAAGAATGTGTAAGAGTTATGGGTTGTGGTGGTAAAAACACTAATAACCATACTGCTGCTAAGAGAATGGGTATGTCTACTAGTGGTGGATTGAGACACAAAATGAATCTGCAAATGTTTGCTGCTTCACCAGCAGCTCATGTTGGTGATGAAGGACATGCAAATCCTGTATCAACTCCAAAATCCCCTACAGCTTTACATCTACCTTCGGCTGTTGCAGAAGAAGGTGCTGAAGGAGCTATAGCTAAAGGTGGTAAACCTAGAACATTTAAAGCTAGATCGATATTTGCTAAAGCTGGTGCATTCATAGGTAGAATGGGTTCCAATAAGTGGAATGATGTTGTTCCACGAATTGCATCTATTCAAAATCTGACTAAAAATGTTAAAACTGAAGAAGATTATCATAATGCTAGTATTGGTTTGCTTAATGAGATGACTGTTTCAAATATCCAATTATTGGATGCTACTAATAGAATGGGAACTGATGAAAAGGGTAAAAGCTTCTTGGATACTCTTAAAGATATTAGTTCTGTAATCAAAAATGGATGGCCGTTACTTGCTGGGTTAATGGCACCGATGTTTAAAAATGTGGTAGATTCTGTTAAAGGTCTTGGAACTAAACTGAAGAAACTTTGGAATGGTGATCCTGATATAGATACACCTGATGGTAAACCTCGTGGTCCAAAACCAAAGGTTACTCCTGGGGAAGTAGCTAGTGACATACCTGGTGGTCTTATAGTACCAGGTGGTGGTAAAGCTGGTAAAACTCCATGGTATAAGAAATTAAATCCATTTAAAGGTAAAGGTGCTGCCGCCGCTACTGGAGGAGCAGCAGTTGTTGGAAGTAAATTAGGTATACTTGGTAAAGCTGGTAAATTCATGAAACGTATTCCTGTACTTGGTACTGCTATTGGTGTAGGAACACTTGGTATGAGTGCATACAACTTATCTAAAGCAAATACTGAAGAAGAAAGAGATAGTGCTAAGAAAAGTATTTGGGGTACACTTGGAGGTATAGGTGGTGGTATCGCTGCTGGTGCTGGACTTGGGGCATTAGGTGGTTCCATTGTACCTGGTGCTGGTACTGTAGTTGGTGGACTTGTTGGTGGTGTCGCTGGAGCCTTCCTTGGTGAAGCTGGAGTTCGTAAACTTTATGAAAAGAAAGATGAAATAGCTGATTGGACTAAGGAGAAATATGGTCAAATTAAGAACTTCACTGTAGACACTGCTTCTGCTTTCTGGAACAGTGCTCCTGTGGAAACTGTTAGAAACTTGACTACTGGATTTGTAAATATGACTTCTGAAATATTGTCTGGTGTGTATGATGCTGGAGCAGAAGTTCTTAAATCTCTCGGCGCATTAACTGGACGACTCTGGAAGAAATTCACGAAATTTGTTTCTGAAAAATGGGATTCTTGGATTGTAGAACCTGTTAAGAAATTCGGTGAATGGATTAAAGATTCTTGGGGTAAAGCTAAAGACTGGGTTGCTGAAAAATGGGATTCTTGGATAGTACAACCTGTTAAAGATTTTGGTGAGTGGATTAAAGAAGCTTGGAATACTTCCAAAGAATGGATTGGCGAAAAATGGAATAGCTGGATTGTTGATCCACTAGAAAAATTTGGAAACTTCGTATCTGAAAAATGGACTGCTGCTAAAACATGGCTCGGAGAAGTATGGGAAGAATATGTACCAGAACCTGTTAAAGAATTTGTAGGATTCGTTGGAGATAGTTTTAAAACTATAGGTGATTGGGTTGGACAAAAATGGGATTCTTGGATTGCTAAACCTATTAGCCGTGCTCTCGGAGCCATCAGAGAAGGATTTGTTGGTGTGGGCGATTGGATTGGTGAAAAATGGAATGATTGGATTGTTAGCCCGCTGAAAAACTTTGGAACTGGTATGAAGAATCTCTGGAACAAAACTACAACTTGGGTTGGAGATATGTGGGATAATATCTTCGGCGATCGTGGTAAATCTGCTAAAGAAGCAATGGAAAGCACTGGTGAAAGTATTGGTGACGATACAAGAAAAGCTGGTAGCAAACTGTCTAGATGGCTTGACTCTATGGCTGTAGCTGATGAAAAAGGTGGTGGCGATCCTACATTTGACAGACGAAATGACCTTTCGTATGCAATAAATGGTGCTATCTCTGGAACTGATGCTACTGCATCTGATCTTGGTATGATTAAATCTATCGCTGATAAATTCGGTATCAATCCACACTTGTGGTTGGCACTTGCTGAAACTGAAAGTCATCTGTATTCAAAAGCAGCCAATTCCTCCTCGTCTGCTAGAGGTTGGGGGCAATTGCTTGAAGGTACAGCTAAAGGTATCTATGAAAAGACTCTGAAACTTGGCAGTTATAATCATGATATGGCATTTGATAAAAATACTAATGCTACTATGTCCATCGCATATCTCCGTCAAATGTTTGATATGTTTAATGGTGATGGCGCTAAAGCTATTCTTGCATATAACGTCGGCCCTGGCAATGTTCAAAAGGGTATTGGCGTTAATGATAATGGTGGCTATGGAGCTGGACACGGTTCTGAATATCTGCAAAAAGTTTTGAGAAATCTTAAAGAAAATACAGGAATGGATCTTAAGGATGTAGTCGATCCTTCTAAGATGTCATCCGTAGATTATGCAATGCTTGGAGCAACCAGTGGTGCAGGCGCAGGTGTTAATGCTGCAACTTCCGGTGGACTTAAGGAATATACTATGGCTTCGACTCTTGGTGCTATGGGAACATTCCTTGGTGGTGATAAAGTTAAAGAAATGTATGGCTTCGACCCTTCTGAATTTACTAGCTCTCTTGATAAAGAATTGATGAAGAAATCCGATCCATTCTACGCCGCTATTATGTCTGGTGGTGCAGTTGGAGCTGCTGGCGGAGATTACAATGCTGCTACTAAAACTTATACTAATTCTGAAATTAATGCTGTCAAAAGCAGAAACTCCTCTAACTATTCCATGGTAACTGGAGATAACGACGTTCATGAATTCGTTGCTGAACGTTTGAATAATCTCGCTAAAGCATATGGAAAACCTCTTAGCATTAACTCTGGTCACAGATCTGATGCTGAACAATTAGAACTTATTGCTAAATGGAAAGCTGAACACCCTGGTGCATCTGAGGCCGAACGTAAGAAATGGGTAGCAGACCCTGGCAGAAGTAACCATGCTGTAGGTATCGCTGCTGATATTAGTGGCTGGATTCAACAACTTTCTGTAAGTGAACTTGCCAAATATGGCTTATACCGTCCTATGGATTGGGAGCCTTGGCACTTTGAACCAATTGAAACTAAGCTTTATGGAAGATCTAGAGATGAATTGATGCCTATCTATGGTACTCCTATGACTCCTAACCCTAATCTCGGTAAGTATATATCTTCCGAGTTTGGTGGTGGATCGGGTGGTTCTAAAGCTCTTAATACTACCGGAATAAACGTACCAGCTTGGCTGAACGAATCCGGCGGTGGTGATCCTGCATATGATAACAAGTTTGGTCCTCCTGATATCACTCAATACACTCAAAGAGTTCAAGACGTTGTAGACAATAATACTAAAGATTCCAATGAAACATATTTTGTGAAGATGATTGAACTTCTGACTGTTATTGCAAATGGTATTGAGAAATTGGTTGACATCTCTGATGAATCTAAAGAAATCCTTAAAGCATATTTTGGAAATATCTCTAAGCAATATCCTACTTCCAAACAACCTAAGCAATCCAAACCAATCGTTGCTAATACATCGCCAACTCCATCCAACCCTGTTGGTGGATCGGCTACTAAACGTAACGATAAGAGTTCTGTGGTTGCCCAAATTGCTAAAGGTACTTTTATGTAATTCCTGTATGAGAGGATGGATTAATATCCATCCTCTTTTTATTTTCAAAACCTCTAATTAATAATGAATAGATTAGGAAGGTGAAATAATGGCAGAATATAAAGTTCTCGCGGATGCCTTAAATGTTCGGACAGGGCCAAGCTTAGAAGCAAAAGGAGCTGGTGCCACTTTAAGTAAAAACCAAGTTGTAACTTCAATATCTGTAGAGAAAGATGCTGATGGTCGTACATGGGTTCAGCATAGTTTAGGATGGTCTTCTGCTCAGTCTGCATCTAATACTTATATGGAAAAGATTTCTGACGATGCACCGCCTAACCAAATAGCACAATCTCAAACTATTGAAGAAACTGCTGCTAATCCAGATCAAGCTAATGATGATTCAACTATCAATCTTGAGCAAATAAAAAGTATTTATGCAAACTATTCTGAAATGTCTGATTTTAAATTAGTTTCTTTACGTACCATATACGGACTACCTAGCCAATTCCTTTGGACTGCTGATATGCGTCCAACTGGCTCCAATTTTGGTAGAATGTTTACGGAAAATGTATTATTGGATATGCCTATATGTCATATTATCCCTGGTGGTCCAAGATTTCTAACCGGTAAAGGTGTTACAGATCAAACCAGAGGTTCATTAATCAAAGTTATTGAATCTGCTGCTAAGCAATCGATTGAATCTATTGAAGCCACATTAACTCAAGTTCTTGAAGGGAAAGTTGCTAGATACTACTCCTTTCAAACTCAACATGCTGAATGGCTGAAAATTGTAAATGCATTAAACAGAACATCTGCTATCTATCTTGGAATTAAGGATAAACAAATACGACCTGGATCTGACACATATCAATGGATGAACTGGGAAGCTAAAGGTGTTGAAGCCGATAAAGGTAGTGGTGTATTTAACTGGGCTAGAGAAAGTGGTGTAATGTCTCTTTATTATAATAAGCAATCTTCTGGTATGAGTGAATCTGGCTCTAACTCCACTACAAAATCCATGTTAGATGGAATTCTTAATAAAGCGTCTGGTGCTGCTAGGGAAGCATCCTTCTTAATGGGTATCGGTGCAGGTAAACAACTGGACTCTATGAATCCTGAAAATTATGAGACTCAAATTATGAATACTACTCAAATGATGATGGAAAACTTCAATGATAAGGATAATCCTAATATCGGTATGATGAAGGGTATTATGAATAACCTTAACGTTGGATTTAGAACTGTTATTACTGGGGCAAATATGACTCTCCCTGAAATCTGGTCGGAATCGGCTTTCAATAGATCATTTACTTTGGACATTCATCTTCATTCTCCATATGGAGATCCAGAAGCATTCTTCTTAAACGTTATGGCCCCTCTTAACATGATTATAGCATTGGCATTCCCTCGTCAGTTGGGACCAAATGGTTACTATGCACCTTTCCTAGTTCAAGCAAATGCTAAGGGTGTATTTAACTGTGATATGGGTATTGTCGACTATATTTCTATTAATAGATTCGGATCTGGGGATTCGATGTCCAGAAATGGACTCCCCCTAGAGGTTCAAGTATCTCTTACTATTCGTAGCTTATATAATGCCATGTCTGTAAATGATTCCAATAACTATGCACTCTTTGTAAATAATATTGGTCTATTAGATTTCTTGGCAAACTTTGCTGCTATTAACCTTAACGAGCCTGACGTATCTCGTAAGTTGAATTTATTTATATCAAGTAAAGTTAATAAGTTTCTTGATATACCTGCCAATGTCATCGGTAACATTGAAGATAGATTTGTGCAGTCTATACGTAACGCCTTTAAATATTAATTTCATTTTAAACAATCTCATATACAGGACAATCTGTATATGAGAATTCTTTTTACTATTTCAGTAGAAATATATATAATTATTTTAGATAAATCCGAAAGAAAGGATGATCAAATTGAAGTTAGAGCTATTTACAGATGGCTCATCCTTCATTGATGGGGATATACGGTCAAGTGCTTCGTCATTTGCAGTTTATATTAGTGATAGGATGATCAAACAAGGAACCGAATTTTATGAAAAAGGAACTAATAACCTCGCTGAAGCGTCTGCTATATTAATAGGTATGAATGAAATCGACAAAATGGTCGATCGAGTTGATGAAAAATTTAAGGAGAATGGTGTATACATTGATGTATATGCAGATTCTCTTAATACTGTAGAAACCTGTAGAGACTGGATATATAAATGGTTAAAACGAGCACGTAAAGGAGTTTTATACAACTCTTCCGGTGAAGTAGTTTCTAATCAAGAAATCTTTAAAGAAATTCATAAGAATTATCTTACAAATGATAAGTTTATAATGAAATTCTATCACATAAATTCTCATAAGATTGATCTGAAACTATATTCTGATTATCTTAAAGATATTAAGTATTATTTTGTAAATCGTCATAAAGATCCTGATTTGACATTGGATATCCCTGAAGATATCTATACAAATAAAAAATTTAAAGAAGCTAAGGAGACTTTCTATAAGAAAAATAAAATCATAATTCAAAATGAAGAGTTACTGCGACTGCTTATATATAATAAGCATGTAGACAAACTCGCAGGTGATTGTCTGGATGAAAATCTAGCTTAGAAAGGAGAACGATATGGGGAAGAAAAATAAAGATAAAAAATTCAAAAAATCGTTAAAGAAAAATATTGAAAAGATGGAGAAGAACCTCTACAAGAATAACAAATACGTTACTAGAGAGGAATTTCTGGTATCGAAATTATCTAAGCCGGTTAAGAGATATTATAAATCTCTATCCGATGAAAGGAAGAAATCGTTCCTGAAATATATTCTCGGTCAAGAGGATTATGACAGGGAATCGGCTCTGGAGAAGCATAGTAAGAAAAGGGATTCTGAAGAAATTACTTATGATATGAAATCTAGTAAAACCCTTTCTGGTGCCGTGGAGCAATTGAAGAAAAAGCAAAAGTTCCAGAAGAAACGCAAAAGAAAGGTTAAGAATATCCTCAAAGGAAGCAAAGGATTATTGTATTTATTGAATCCTGAAGCTTATGATCAAACTCTGTTAGATAAGAAAGACTATAGAAAGTATCTGAAGAAGATAGTTGAGAAGGAAAAGAAAGATGCTGCTGTTGAACTTGACTGCACACTCAAGAATTTTCAATCTGAACTTATGAAGAATGAAACTGTTAACCAAGAAGTTATGGATTCATTCTGGGTAAAATCTGGTTATGTAAACATGCATGGCTATGACGACTAAATTAACTACCAGAGTAAGAAAAGTTATACCTCTAACTCAAGGGAGAAATGTAACTGAACATCTTGGAGATCGAGCAAAGCTCAATATTATCACCTACTAGATATCCAATCTCCAGAGGAATATATATTATTACTATGGAGAATTAGAATATAATTATATAGAAGGGAAGAAAAAAGAGATGGGAAAAATATTGCGTGATCTGTTCGACGAGGAAGCATTTGAGAAGATTCTTAAATGGGCAGAATCCTCGATGAATTATCCCGAAAAAGCGGATAAAATTGAAAAGCTTATGAAGAAACACGGCTTGAAACCGTTGGATTCCGGCACTAACCGGATCTGCTATACACATAAGGATTATCCGAGAGTCGTATTCAAAATCGGCTTCGATCCTCAAGGTATCTTGGATAACCTTAACGAATATCACAAAGCAAGCTTGAGCGAGGAGTTCGCATCCTGCTCTGAGCTTGACGAAGAAGGTCTGATTCTGATTGAAGAAAAATGTCCGACTATCGACTATGACTTCTTTCAGAAAAAGGAAACCAAAAAGAAAATTCGCAACATGCTGGAAAAACTGGACAAGGAAGGTTTCATTCTTATCGACCTTGGCCTAGATAAACATAAGAACTATGGAGTCGATAGAAAAGGTCGGATTCGGATTATCGACTTCGGTTATGTCGCTCTGAAATCTCAAGGTAATTTCAGTTGCCCTCATGTTCGATATAAAGAAGATGGGGATAAGAAGAAATACTGTAAAGGTCGATTGAAGTACAATAAAAACTTTACTATGCTCGAATGTAATGAGTGTGGTAATGTGTTTAAAATCGACGTCGTTCTTGAAGGATATACTGAATCTAAATATGCAACTCCTGAAAAGCTTCCTAAGTATAAAGCCTCTAAGGAACTTGATGAATTCTACAAGAATTTCACTAAACACCGTGATAGAACCGCATTGAAACAATATGTGGTATTATCTAATAAAACTGATACTAATAAGGAAGGAGATTCTGAAGTGAATAAAAACAGTATTCTGAGCAAGATGCAGAAACTTTCCGGCACCACTGAAGAAAATGTCAGTGTTCCTAAGCCGAAATCTGAACCACCACAACAACGTGTACAGTCGGTGACACCTCGACCGCAACAAGAGAGGAAGCCGCAATCTGTTTATCATTCAACCCCAAGAGGTATTGATGTTCTTAAGCCTAATGATGAGGTGGAAAAGGAGCAAAAGCAGCTTCTCGATCTGTCGAAGGCGTTTGAACTTATTAATACTGATAAAACCGAGGAATCTGACAAATTGATCAGGAATCTGTTCTTTGCAAGATTTCCCGGACTCGCTGAAGCTATTGAAGATATCAAAACGAAATTGGAAGATGAAGACGATGGAACGGAATCCAGCAAAGTTCATACACTCTGCAAGGAATCCGGTATTGAAATCATCGAATCCAACGACAACGAATTGCACATTGCATTCCAGTACGAAAACCTGCAGAAAGATCCTTGGGTTGTAATGTCTCACGGCGATGTTGTAGTTCATATCGATCTGAAATCGCACATTGAAAAAATCACGCAGATCGACTGCGATGATGAAACCGAGCTGATTGTATCTCGCATGACAATTCAACCTTTAACTGAATTCAACAGAGACTACGAGGAATCGTACTTTGGTGATGAAGAACAGGAAGAGGAAGACTACACCGAACGCGAAGATCATGACCACAACGATTAAGGCTTCCAGCGTATTTTAAAATAATACGTTTGAAACATATTGGTAATTCAAACAATTCATCTAATTTTAAAAGGGAGATGTTGAAAAATGTTGGTAATCAATCAATCGCAATTCGCAAAAATCATGGAAAAGGGCGAAAAGGCACTGGCGAACGCCTATGTATATGTCCTGTCCAACGAGCTTAACCTCGAAGACGTAAGTGGTGATAACAACTTCACCACATTGTTCCCGCCGCAAGACCAAATCAATGCTGTTGTTACCGGCGACGCATCGAAGAAAGATTTCCTGAAAGAATACAAGGCAAGTCTGAAAACATACCAAAACGAATTCTTATTGTATACGATCGCACGGTCGTTCAACGAGAAGAAATATATGCCGATCTTCGTCTGCACTGATGAAGAGTTCGAACTCGGCTATATGCAAGTATTTGCAAAGCACATGAAGAAGAAATTCGGTATGAAGACGATCAAGGTCAAGCAATATCTCAAGGCCGTCAAGATCGTGTCCAAAGAAATCAAAGGCAAGAAAGTCAAGAAGTCCAAACGCGGCAAGGCTATGGTAAAAGGCCTGCGCGATTTCGTCAAAGACACCTGCCAAATCAACATCAAAGGATTGGAAAAGCTCGAAGCTGCCGATCAGAAGTTCGCAATCGACCGTATTGCACTGCTGATCAATCAATCCGAAGACGTGATGGAAGACGTCAAGAAAGAAGCAATCGTCAAATCCATCGACGCATTCAGCAAAGGCAAGAAAGGCAAGAAGCTCGTTAAGAAACATGCGAGCGAGCTTGATCTGTCGAAGAAACGTGATCGCTGGTCCAAGAAAGATATGATCCGGTTGGTTCTTGCAATCTACAACGATATTCATGACGTAGAAGCATAAGAATCGGACTAATCATTCCTTGACCGGTAAACAGGAGAGAAGGTAGAAATACCTTCTCTCTTTATTTTTTGCAAAAAAGGGTGAATGATACTTGAAAACAATTACGGTTACAAGCAAACGTCAAATAACAATCCCTAAAGAATATTTCGATAAATTGGGTCTGAAGGATGACCAGAAATTCACAGCTATTTTGATGGATGAAGGAATACTTCTTGTTCCTATCGAAAAGATTGATAGTATTCAGATTAACATTAACAAAAAACAATAAAACTCATGGGAGAGTGTAGAAAATGAAAACAATTAAAATGGTTGTATTGGTATTGATGGTATTCATATTGGCAAGTTGTACCTCTGGGCAATATATGTATAACAGCTTTGAGGAAGCAATCAAAGGACGAGATCAAGTCATCAATACCTATGATGAAAATTCTCAAGTCATTGATCACATTGAAGGTAAATCAATTAGTCTTGGTGCTGATAGTAAATTTGAAATTCGAGACAGCGAAGGTAAGATAGTTCAGAAATCGGCTGTGGTTTCTTTAACTATCGGTGGTAAATCAATGGTTCACGTCGGCAGTTCTATGATCATTCGAGATAAAGAATTACCCGATGTATTCAATGAATTTGCCAAGAAGGTAAATATTAAAAACTTCGATCGTTCAACTCCTATTATCAATAGGATGGTAAACGAAATGAAGAACTATACAGTCGGTCAAAGTGTGTTAATTTTAGTGCGTTCCCAATCGGGTATTCCATTGGCAGCATTTACTGGTAATAAAGTTGGTTATTTTGCAACCAATATTGATAAGAGTACAGGTCTAATCGTTGATGGGAAATCATTATTCATTTATAGAGCTGATTATGATATGTACGATATAGCTTTACTTCAGGATAACACAAATGGAAAATAAAGGAATGAATCTATGTGTATAAGTTTAGAATAATAGATAAAGATGAAGAATTAGGTTACACCCTATATAAACGTGATCTATGGACTCAAGATATTGACTATATCATCAATGCTAATATCTATGAATATGATATGAAAGGTGCTGGTCTAAACCTCATTAAATATTATGAGTTATTAGACTCTCAAACTATCGAATATCTTGAATCACTTCCTAAACATGTTAGAACCATTGTTATCGGTGATATGTGTAAGGATGATAAAGAATTAAATAGGGAGCTTAATGGTAAGGCTTTCAGTAATATGAGGAAGAAATTCTTCATTGCCAATGACATTAAAGAGCATCAAATTCTAGCTATCAAAAAGGATGCTATCTTCTTAGTAAACAAGGTCTGTGAAAAGACTGAATTTAGAAATGTTGAATTCGCCTTGAAGAATAGATATACATCCTTTCATAAGTTCTCTAATATTGAATTCTATTATAGAAATAGTGGTAGGATTCTAGATGTAAAAGGAATTAAAGATGAGAAGATTCCTCCACATGAAGATTATATGTATAAATTTCTGAAAGATATATTCAATCTACTAGAGACATCTTCTAATGATAGAATAATCTCTAAGATAAAGCAATTTACGAAATTCTATAAGTCTCGGCAATTGGAGTATCAGTATTATAGAGAACTCAATTCCGACTCGTATTACTCTCTATTCGCTGGGAAGGATGATAAGATATTCAAATCCGAAGAGTATCTAACTGGATTTGAAATTGACATTTCTTTTAACTATAAGAATTATATCCTGCCATTGATCCAGAGATTCTTTACATTAAAATCCTAGCTTGAATTTCACTAAGTTATGGTCAAAATTAAAAAATATTGATCTGGGAGGCACACCCCAGGCCTTCCCGGAGTGAAAAACAAATATATATTATTATATTGTGTGCGAACAATTAATTGGTGTCCGTTACGCACCTAAAACTATCCGAAACCTGAAGGAGAAGATGAAACCATGAAGAAAATTAACAGAACTCAAGCAGCAGCTAAAAAGCCGGTAGCATTCGCGATTCAATCGACAGGGGCTGCCACAAAGCCGAAATACGAAAAGCCGGATTACCGGGCACAGCTTGCAAACTTCAAGAAGCAAAACATGCCTCAAGCAAAGCCGCCGAAACAATCCAACCAGCCGCATCGCGTCGAAATCAAGGCAGCCGGCTTCAACTACACGAAGGTCGAGCCGATGAAAGTCGAAGGATGGCTGATCTGGAAATCGGTTAACGGCCAACTGATCGCAATGCCTGAAAACAAACGCCCTCAAGACCGGTTCTATCCGTTCGAACTCGTGGATGGCATCTTGTTCCTCGTCAACAAAGACGACAGCAAGTATGCATATTTCCACGATGAGAAATTCCAAGCATTCCTGGAAAAATATGGCATTCACAAAGTTAAGCGCAGCGACCCTAACGGTGAATATCAAGGCCGTAACGACACTGAGCGTAACACCGTATCCGTGTTCAGCTTCGTAACTGATGGACAATGGACTGAGGCGAAAGAAACTCAGCTCCGTATGGACGAGAAGCCGATCATGAGCATGACCAAAGCTTCGACATTCATCAAAGTCGAAAATGCGACATTCGTTCTGTTCGAACAAATCGCATACCGGCAGGATGATGTGAACATCGAACCATTCATTCTTCGCCAACTCGTATCGGATTACGACATCTTCTCGATGGAAGACGAAATCGCAGAAGCGTGCGCTCGTCTCGATGCCGAGGATGAAGAAGTAGCTGCATCCGCCGAGTAATACGGCGTTAAATAATGAAGGTATGGGTGGCCGAGTTGTAACTTGGCTGCCCTGCCTTTATTTAACATTTTATTTTTTGGACCTTTAGTTCAGGATGGTTACACAAGTATCGGAGAAGGAGAAATCCTTCTCCGACTTTTATTTTGAAAAAAATAACGATTCAGGAGGAAGTAGACAATGGAAAATTTTGTAGTAGTTAAAAAGCTTGACAATTTAATGAGGAATGAAATACAGCAAACCCTTGATATTATTAGGCATAATATTGTTAGGGGTGATCTTAAGGCTGTAGTATCTAGTTTTGATTGCGCTTATGATATTGCACTCACCACTATTCAGCAATTTGATCTATATCAAATACTGAATACTACTCATGACTATCTAGAACAACAATCTTCGTTCATAACGAAGTTTGAGCAAACGTTCTATGATAGATTCAGATCTGAACACACTCGTAAATCTATCTCTAGATTAAAGGATAGATTTAAAGACTGTATAATTAAGAAATACGATACATATTTCGGTGATATGCAAACAATCGTAGATATTGATTCCGCATTCAAACTATTTAAGGAATACGCGGAGTTTGTAATAAATCTATATGATGGTATAGTTCCAAGAATTGAAGAACATCTTTCTAAGGAAGGCGAAGAGTTATCAAACTTCATAAATATTGCTAACCTTAAAGGGAATGTTAAATATATTCCAACTCTTGGCGATGTACCGTTACATAAACTTAAATTCGTTCGCCAATACAACCAGTGTAAACAAGCTCTGAATGTTATTAACGAATGGCTGAAGCTTGAAGTAATTGAAACCAGTGTTGTAATTGATACTGATTACGATGATCCTTGTGAATAACAAAAATAAGAGAAGATAGGGTATTATCCCTATCTTCTCTTATTTTTTTTAGTTTTGAGTTTGTTGATCATTGGAATTTGTTGGTACTCCTGGACCGGTTAAACGACGTTTGATAAGATTTTCAATTGTTTTAAGGAATATAGCCCGTATTTTTTCACGAATAGCTTCTATCATTCTATCTTCGCCATAAAACTGAGTCATGTATCGCAAATAAAATATTGGCATATGGGATATAAGATTTTTAGTGGCATAGTCAATACCACTTTGAGCAAATTCAGTAGTTATAGCCAACTCTTCTTCACTCTTCAATTCAGCTCCCATAGTTTCTGTAAAATATCGCGTGAGATAAATACCAGAATTAATATCTAACCAAACTTCCCATGATCGTACTATTGCAGGATTAAATACAAATCTTTCATTTTTTTGCTTGATAACTGTAATGTGTCTACTGACTAAAAAGAGTACGATACCGATGATAATTACTGCTGTAAAGTATAATATAGTATTTGACATGATTTTAATCTCTCCTTAAGTTATTATTCTAATTATAAGTCCTACACGTAATAAAAGACAGTAAAGAGTAGGCTCATCACCTACTCTCATTAATTAACCAAATAAATCTTCTACTTCGATGTCGTACATATAGACCTTCTTAACGTGGAACGCTTTTAAACGCTTATTGAGCAAAGTCGCACCAATCTTAGTAGATGCAAGGCCAATCATCTTAATATTCATTTTATATGGGTGAATACCAAGGCATTTGCTGCAAATCATAGGAGGTTGATGCTTACAATACATAGGACTACGGAGCTTAACCCGTTTACCTAAATAGTTTCCAATATTTTCAGGAGTCAATGTGATAAGTTTACCATTATCAGCAATTATATTCATATATTGGAATTCCTTCTTGAAATATGGGTCAAGATAAATATCCAGATATTCTTTAGTTCCACAATCGGAACCATCTTCAGCAGCAGCAACGTCTTGGAGAGTTGCAATAAATTTCTTAACTGTATATCCACCCTGAGCAACCCCAAGGGCACGGGAATATACACCGGATACGGCACTACCAGCAAAGGTAGGATATTCTTCTTTAGAAATACCATCGTTATAGTTAGATTTGAGAACTTTCCATTGATCTGTAAGAGTATCCAAAATTGGACCTTTCATCAGGAGCATTGTCTTCATGGAGTTATCATAATCCAACTTTGCCCCACTAGCAAAGTTATCCCATTCAGAAAATTGCGAGTAATATTTCTTACCAAAAGTTACAAGTTCTTCTTCTATCTTGGCACCAATGGTAACATCACCAGCTTCAATTTCTTTCTCATATTTCTTGAATAGTTCTTCTCTCAACTTTTTAAATTCAGGAGGAAGTGTGAGAAGTCGAGTAGTAAGAGATGGATTAAGAAGATCCGCCATATCTCCTCCACCCATCCACTCAAGCATGTTTATAATAAAGTACATATTAGTCCAAGTAATTTTATCTTCAAAAAATGCTTCTGATGCCAATGTATATAACCTATTCAGGTTTTTACTAGTAATAGCAACGTTAACATATCCCAATATAGGTGTAAGAGCTTCATTATCTGTAAGTAATTTGTTAAATAGAAATAGACCCACAGTTGTAAACCCAGGCAAATTTGCAGAGCATGAGTTTTCAGGGATGTGAAAATAATCTGTTACAGCAAATCTCGGTTCTGGGCGTTTAACAGTCCTACAGAAATAAGACTTTATTCGTTTAGTAGTGATATCGTTGAATTCAAGAGACAGTAATTCTTGTACTTCATCTTTATTTAGAAGACGCAATTTGCTCACCTCTCATTTGATTATTATTTATCTAAGGTTTCAAAAATAGAAAAACCAGATGGTGAATTTCTCCACCATCCGGGATCTTTATTTTGAAGGAGTTTCAATCAAATCAATGGAAGTTTTCATTCTACTTAGAATGGCATCTTCTATTTCATTGAAAGGTTTATACATGTCTTCTACTGTAGGAGTTACAGTAATAATTATTTCAGGTTTTTTGGTATTTCTGAGTGTAGCAGTCAATAATAGTTTCGATGTGTCTTGATCGATTACCTCATATTTATTATAGGGTGCTCCAGATGCTTTTAATTTAGGATTAAATATATCGATAAATCGTTGACTACTCATATTTCTACCTCCTTACCTCATTTCGTATCGTTCCACAATAAATCCAATTTCCATGACACATTCATCAACTAATTTTTCAAATTCATCATTTGGAAGAGTTGCCGCATCTTTAAAAGTTTCTAAAGAGATTCTTGTTTCAAATACAATCTCAGTAACTTTGTTTTTCATAAGCATAACTGGTAGATGTGTTGGTGCTGATGGACTAAAAGGAAATATAATCTCATAGTTATTATAAGGTAATTCAGCTTCAGAAAGTTTTGTATTGATAGCTTCAAATAAGTTATTCATATTAGATGCTATACAATTTGTAAACTAGAGTATAGGATGATTCCGTATCACGTAAGAACAAGTTAGGCATATTTACTTTAGTTACAGTTCTCACACCAGCGAAATCTGCACCGTTCAAGAAGCCAGCAACCAAACCAATCGAATTGAATCGGCAGTTGTCGATCGATCCAAATTGATCCATGAAATATTCACGAAGGTCAGTAGAAGATACTTTCAATACTGCTTCACCAAATACGAGAAGACCAAGGGAAGTTTCAGTTTGGTCAATGTTCGATGGAATTTCTGTACCATCTGTGAACAAGTGGCGAATAACTACATCAGTATCAAATCGTTTAGCATAGTAGTAGTATTTACCACCAATTTGTTTTTTGAGAGCATATTTAGCTTGCTCAAGAGGTGTAAGATCGGCCGTAGTATCTACCACACGGAATGGTACAATGGAAGGTACAGTTTTGTCTTTGAATTTAACAGAACGTACAAGGTCGGAAGACTCTGCTCCACCTGTACCTACGATAAATCCGAATACGAATTCATCTTTAAGATTATCTTGAGTAGGATTAACGTTAGCATTAATAGAAAGATCGGACGATAGAGTAGACATTGCATAAGTCGAACGACGGTTAAAGAATTTCTCCAGAATATAAGTAGCTCCGAGAATAATTACATCATTGAATCTGAATACTGGTTTGCCAGTGATATCATTAATGATGGTAATCTCAGCGAGAATTCGTTGAGGCTCTTTCATGTCATTAAATCCAGGAATGATTACTCTGCCATTTACAGACAATTCATCTCCGAAACGCATTCTATCAATTTGATTTTTCATTTAATATCATTTCCTCTCTAATTTGGTATTATTTCTATCTCATCTCTAAGTTTTATGGTAGAAGATTTTTTCGTAGAGTATATCAAACCGACGGTATCAACTGTACTAATATTATTGATAGAGTGCTGAATACCATCGAATTTAGTAGTATCAATCACCTTGATAAAGTTATTTCTATCATCAATAGAATATGTGATTGTAAGAGATAAGATATTGATTGTAAATGCTTTGAAGGTGTTAATAACTTTAAGCATATAACGTTTCAGAGAGTTCTCACCAGAAAGAGTTGGTACTTTCAAGAAGAGGAAAGTAAATCTATCTGTTAAGAAATAGTCTTCAAGACTTGTAAGAAGTCTAAATGCTATGGTGTCAATGTCATCAATAGGAAGTGTATCAATATACTCAGCAATAGATGGATTGGAATCTGCAAGATAATCTATATAAGTAGTGGCGATTGTACCATCTCTCTTTTTATAGATATCAGATACAAGTTTAGATTTAGTAAGATAGTCAATGAGTTCTTTAACTGTCAAATACTCATTGAGATTTTTAGTTTTGTAACGAGTCTCAAGCAGCTTCGTATAGATGTCCTTGTTATCAAAATATAGTGATACAAGGGCTGCTGCTGTAGGAATCTCACCTGCTGGACGTTTCAGAAGATAATCTAATGCATTTCCATTATAGTTATATTTCTTTATGATATTTTGTATTTCTGTAAGACTACGATCGAAATTAAATTTGTAGAGATATGCAAGATTAGCAGGATCAGATACAATATCACCAGCAAATCCAGCTTTCTTACTAATCATAGCTCCGAGCATAGTTAATGCGTAGAATACATCAATCGTAAAACCAAAGATCGGTTCGATAAATGTAAGTTTCTTAATATAATCCTTAACTGCTAAAGTAGTGGAGAATGCATAAGACATCTCCGTTACGATATCAGCAAGGAAGTATGCAGTACCAATAGTTACATAATCGGTATCAATATAGTTAAAATCTTCTTTAAGGAGTTTTTGTTTAATATCATCATCAGATTCATATCCGCCCCAATATTTATCGGAGAGAACTACGTCAGTATAAGCTATTTTATTTTCTGGCTTCCGTATTTCGGCATCAATATTATCAGTAGTAATATCTACAGCAGCAAAGCTGACATCATACATATGATCATATACAGGTGTGACTCCATCGCTTTCATACTCGAAAACGTATTTACCATCAGTGTCTTTCTTATGCTCTTTTACAAGATAATATTTCTTAACGACAACATTGTCGAAGCCAAAAAGTTTAAAGATCTTGAAAATAACCTCGTCTGTACCTTTAGATACGATGAGAGATTTGATATTATTAGCAACTTCTTTACGATATGAGAGTGGAATATCATCATAAATATTGAGGTCGTGAGATTGGAGAATCTGACGAACCATCAGCTCATTATAATATTCCTTATTGTTAAATACTTCAATAGAATCATTTACAGTCATAATGATAGCATTAGCAGTAATGATAAATCCAATATAGGAATCATAATACTGCTGATCAAGAGACATTCTTTTCTTATAGTAATTATTGAGAATATAGTTTCTAGAAATTTCATAGTTCAATTCAAATCTGGTTTTGATAGCGGAAATATCAAATGCTCCAGATCTGATTACATCGAACTTTTTAGCAGTACGTGCAAAAATATGATCAATCTTCTTAGCACCAAGGAATTTCAAATATGGTTTAGTAGGATATTGCTTAATGAAATTATCAATATAACCCATAGAAGTTAAGATTGAAATCTCATCATTAGTCATATTATGGAGTGGCTTAGTATTATCAACACCAGCTATTTCATCTGTAACGAAAAGTGGAGTGATATCAATGGTAGCCGGAAGACCCATAAGCATTCTGTAGTAGTCATTTCTTTCTACATAGTTAGCAAGAACTTCAGCTCTCTTCAAAAGTAAACAAGCTTGACGCTTAGCTTTAGGTACATTCATCTTATACTTATTAGCAAGTGCAACTTCAGCAGGAGTAAGTCCAGCTTGAATGAAAATCTGTGTGCTATAACTTTCGTAACCTTCAAACGTGTCACTCTCAGTTTTAGCGGAAATATATTCGTCATACGCCTTAAATGTTTCCAATGTTTCATACTTATTAGCAAGGTCATCTCGTTTTACAACTAAATCTTTTAGATAGGTTATCAATGTAGTTCCAAGTTCCGTGACATAGCTTAGTTCAATTGAACTATCTGCCATTGTTACACCTCTTTCCTTATTAAACAGAGAGATAATCAGTTATTATGCTGTTTTCGTATTAAATATTTAGGGAGGGTGAAATATATGTCAGGATTCACATTCAAAGGGGAAAATAATCCCAAAATAAAGTCCATCAAAGATGGCACAATTCTCAAATATAAATTATCTAAAGATGATCTTAGTGATTATGAAATGTATACAAAGTTCATAAACGGGGTTAAAGCTTTGGTTAGGAAAGATCCTAGATATGATAACTGTAAACATGAACTGTATAATCTCGGTCTTAACAGATGTCAAGTCCATTCCGGTATCACATCTGATATGGCTCCTATTGAGCAACATCATGGGCCAATATTCGATCTTGAAACAATTTGCATGATTGTAACAGATCACCTTATAAATGATGATGAAGATCTCAAGGTAAATACATTCATGATTGCTGATATCGTTCTCAAGGAGCATGAAAAATTCAATATCCAATTAGTAATGCTCTGTGAAACTTGTCATGAAGCTGCTGAAAACAATTCCCACTTCTTACCGTTTGAGATGGGATTTGGTAAAATTGATAAATTCATTACGAAATATAAAAAAGGTTTCCACGCCGAGCAATATAATCTGATAAAAGATTACATTGCTGAATCCAAGAAGAATGGATATGTTGATAATGGCATATTTAAGATTTTGGATAGAGTAAAGAAATACGTAAAGCAATACGATTAAAAAGTGAAAGGAGAAGACAGAAAACTGTCTTCTCCTCTCTTATTGTTACAGAAGGGTCTTATCAATCGCCCGACGATCAAATTCTCTGATCCACGATTCGATATAATTGATTTGACCTTTAACGCGTCTTGCAGCCTTTTTGTATTTCTTATCCTCTTCTTTCGAGAGGTTGGCATAAATTTTCTCCAAGTATTTCTTCTGCTTCTGAGCTTCAGCAATATACTCACGAGCAGTAGCTTCAGGGAAGTTTTTATATTTCTTTGCACGTTGATAGATGACGATTCCGATACCCAGGAATGGGATCGCTGCTGCAATACCAGCAGTTGTGTCATCCTTAATCAATTCGTTTACAAGCTTCAATTCCTTCAAGCCGCCGTATGGATCGAACGGGGAGTTGAGAAATCGTTTGAATGCTTCTTTAAATCGCTGCCAACGAGTACGTTTCTTTTCGATATCATCCCGGATTTCTTCTTCGGTCATTTCGCGAAGAAGTTGAACCAATGGCACGCCGTCAAGGCTGGATTCGGTAAATACATCACCCACGATATCGGATTCTGCCATGAAAATTGCCAAAGCAGCTTCCATGATCATTTCATCGTCCATACCACCTTCATCTTCAAAATCACGATGAGGGGTAATGTCAGTTGCACCTTCCAAAATCGCTTTCAATTTCTTATCGACTTCAAACATTGTCATCTCTCCTTGTTAGGAATTTTTGGTATTAACCTTGTTGCGATAGAGTTAATTCGTGTTTCCTCTTTTCAAGGGCAGAAAGTTCTTCCTGATCTTTTTTAAGAAGAGAATTGTACATTTCTTTATGCTCTTTAGCAATTTGAACCGACTTTCGTATATCTTCAGAAGTGGAACCATGACCGTCACTGATCACACGATCAAGTTCCTTAATTCGATCTTTAGCTTCTTGAATTAGGGACTGGGTTTTAGCGATATGGTTATCTACCCTGCTGATATCGTCAGCATTGTTGCTTTCAAGAATGGTAGCGTTGTCCATTTCACTTGTCCCTTCAAGAATTGATCTTAGTTGACGCCTGATTTTCGGCTGAATAAAGATCAGATCCTTTCTTATTTTGAAGTAGACTATTAATTAATAGTTGTTGAGAGGGGAAATTACCTATGTCTTCTGTTCCTATATTTAAGCAATTAGAAGATCATCATGTATATAGAAATCCTAATGGCGATGTAGTACCTTCTGTTACTACCATACTGAAAATCATAAATAAAGAAGAATTATTAGGTTGGGCAAACTTCCTTGGGTTTAAGAGGATTGATGTAAAGAAAGAATTAGAATGTCATGCCTATATAGGATCTGTTACACATAATACTATAGATGAATATTTTAAGACCGGAAAAGTTAAACTCGATTCTTTTATGAATCAAAATAGAGTTGCTGAAAATCTATGTGCAAGAAAAGCATTCTTATCATTCACTCAATTCTGGATGGAAAATAGGAAAGATTTCAAGATTATTTCAAATGAAAGATCATTATCTGGAGAAAAGTTCGGTGGAACACTTGACCTTTTAGCAGAGTATAAAGAGTATTTAACTATCTGTGATTTTAAAACAAGTAGTCAATTTTATCTCTCTATGTTCCTGCAAATGGCTGCATATGATCTTCTTCTAAGAGAAAATGATGATACAAAAGTTAAAGGATATATGGTAATCTTATTGGATAAAAAGACTGGCAAACCTGCTAAGATAAAATTGATTGATGATAAAGATGAAATGAAAGCTTATAGAGAATGCTTCAAAAAATTAGTGGACTTTTACTATGATTATTATTATCTTAATCAAAAATATTGGGGAAAGGAATTAATATAGAAATAAAGATCATACTAATGAGATTTTACTCATTAGTATGATTATTTTTCAGTCTTTCCACTTTTCCCAGTCAATTCCCTCGCCGACGTGTTTGTACATAGGCCGAATTACAAGTCCGCCACAGTTAATATGACGCCATATTTGCTGTCTACCTTCTGCTTTAACGAAATTAAAGCCATTGGGATTTTTACATGAGCACCATTTTTCATTTTTCAAATCAAGTTCGTTATCCGATTCGGTGATGTATGTTCCCTCAAGTATGGCAACTAACGAAGTCTTCACAGAGTCGTTTATCATGATTCGGTCACCCTTTCGGTGTAAATATTATATTAAAATGTCGTCATTGTCACGACTACTAATTGACATATTGCAAGTTAAATTATATGGTATAAAAAAATATATATTATTTATTTGAGGTGATTATAATGGAAATTCGTGATAAATTAAAAGTAGGTACTCATATTGCAGATATTCATATAGGTGTAAGAGCAATTACAGCCGATGAATTTAAGTATCAATTATATGAAAAATATATTAAGCCTATGTCTGAAATGATGTTTTTGGATTTCATATCTATAAATGGTGATGTGTCTGATTGTCCATTACCATTTAACTCAAAACTAGCTGAAGTATACTTATGGTTCTTTGATTCTGTGATAAATATTGCTAAAGAAAAGAATGCATCTGTGATAGTGATAAGAGGTACAATATCTCATGATTGTGATCATCTTAATAATGTTAAATTCTATAAAAACGGGAAGAGTCGAGTAGATATTGAAGTAGCTATGTCCGAATACGTTGATCGCAAAGATCTGGATGTACATTTCATAGAAGAACCTACGGAGATCGAAGTTAAAGGATTGAAAATTTTATGCTTACCTGATATTTATATTAAAGATTCTGAAGAAGAAAAGAAAATTTACGAATATCCTGATAACTATTTTGATTATGTATTAGGTCACGGTTCAGTGACTGAAACCCAATTTGTTAAGCAAGATACTGAACAAGCTCTTTCTAAAAATATAATTTATGATTCTAAAGAGTTGATAAGAATGTGCAAGGGTCCAATTCTATTTGGACATGTTCATGCGAATCTTAGATATAGAGGACGTATCTATTACTTGAATTCCTTTACTCGATTCTCTCATAGTGAGGAAGAAGCAAAAGGATGGATGGTTACTGCTTACGATAAAGAAACTTCTAAGTTTATTGCTGAAAGAGTTGAAAATACATTAGCATTCAAATTCAATACATTCTTCATGAAACATTCGGAGTTTGAGAGAACTGATCTGAATGATATTGTAAAGAAAATTGATAAGTTTATTGAAACATCTAAAGCTGATAGAGTGTGTCTGGATATTCAGTATGCAGCTTCAAACGCTGATATTTCTAAGATACAAGTTCTGAGAAACTACTATGGAAATCACAAAATTGTGAATAAGCTGAAGTTCAAAGCTCTATCTGTAAAAGAAGCTGAAATTATAGTTCACGCTGAAACTAAAGAAGCGAATAAAAAAGAGTATCTCAGGGATAAAAAAATCCCATTTCATGAAAAATTACAACGTTTTATTAATGAGGAGTATCATGAGTTGATTCCTCTGGAGAAGCTACAGATCTTACTTACAAGCAATGATCTCCTGACTAGGAACTAATAATTTATATGGTCCTCGACTATTATATGATTGAGAGAGGAGCTTGATGACTGTTGTCACTGTCAGCATTAGTAGAAGATACTTTACCTCATGAGTATCCTGAAGATACTGCTATTTCCAGAGGAACTGTTGGAAATGTAAAACCAAATACTGGTATAAAATATAAGAAAGTTCCTATAAAATTAGACATTGAAACGTTGGATCTGTTGCTTGCATATGCATATGATATTGATAATGCTTTTATAACACGATCTGCTCTAAACAACCTGTTTACTCTGATAAGCTTATGTAATATGAATATGTATAAAAACAATCAATCCTTGCGTGCGAGGATTGATTTGTTGTCACTATTACTTGAAGCTCGTTTACACATGGGCTTCGATAATAGAAAGATCATGTTGAATTATGCTCTAGAAAAATGTGAGAATAAAAATCTCATCAGAGAAGAGATTCTTCCAGAGTTTAACAAGATTAAGTTGAACTCTCGAATGACTCAATATCTGAACTCTTATGTGGTTGATAGACTTATTCATGGATTCGTATTCTCATATAAGGATGAAATATTCACTATATTCGAGGATTTGGAATCTCATAACTATACAACCCTAAGAGATATTACTCAAAGAATTAAAGAAGTAATTACAAATCTTCTGTTTGATATAAGAAATGCTGAGAATTTCTCTGAAGACACCATGACATTAGATCTTAGTGAGGGAAGTTTCGATAGCATTGTAAAGCAAATCGTTAAGAAACTGAAAGACCCAAGTAATAAACTTATTGCGGGTATCCAGGCATTGAATATCATGTTGAATGGTGGATTTGAACAAGCTCGTTCTTATCTATTCTTTGGTATGACTGGTGCTGGTAAATCCGTATTACTCTTGAATCTTTTGATCTTCCTGAAGAAATGTAATAAGATCAAAACTAAAGATCCATCTAAACGTCCAGCGGTAGTGTACATCTCTCAAGAGAATACTATTGCAGAAACCGTTGAACGTATCTTTAACATGGAAGTCAGTGGAACCAATATCAGAAACTTTACTCCTTCTGAGGTAGTTAAGCTTCTGAGAACCAAAGGTGAATTGACTCTCAATACTGAAGATGATATTGATATTATTATCAAATATTATGATGATAAAGAAATTTGTACTCTTGATCTTTACACTATCATTAGTGATATCGAAGATACTGGTCGTGAAGTTATTGCATTATTGCATGACTATATCGAACGTATTCGATCTTCTAAAGGTCATGCTGAATTAAGATTTGAACTTGCTGAAATTGCAAATGATTATTCGGTACTAGCTAAACGTCTGAGCATTCCAGTTATTGGAGCTGGACAGTTTAATCGTAAAGCTGCTGAATCTATCGAATCTGGAGCTGATGGAAATAAGTATGATATTGGACGCCTGTTAGGAAAGTCGTTCATATCTGAAGCATTTGCTATTCTGAAGAACGTTGACTCTGCAACTGCCATCAATAGAGAGATGGATGCAGAAGGAAACGAATACATGTCTTTTAAAGATATGAAACAAAGATCGAGTAAAGGTAAGAAGCATAAGTTTGCTGATTATTTTGCTCATCCATTTGATCCTGAAAATGGTATTAAACTTCTGCAAGATATTTATCTGGATGAATCTTTATCCAGAACTTCGCTTGATGAAATCAGAGAAGACAATGAAATCGTCAGCAGAAGATCTCCAAGGAAACGGGAGGTTAAGGAACTTCCAGTTCAAAAGAAAAGAACACAAGTTACTGAGGAAATTACAGGTGATTCTGCGATGGACTTCAAGTTCCTCGGAGATATCATCAATGAACGGAAAGCTATCAAAGAGAAGCTTGAGAAGAAAACTGCGAATATTGACGAGGAAGCAAAACTCGAAACGATATTCCGCACTTATAATAAGGACGACAAATATGTCAGAAACGAACGTGGTTGTATTGCAATCACGAGAAACGAAGATTTCTTCAAAAAGAAAGATGAATGGCAGGAGTTCTAATCCTGCCATTCTTTTTTTAAATATTTTTGAGTTTCCTTTCGAGGTTCACTATATCCTCGACCAATGATCTATTGGATGCACTGAGCACTACCAATGTGGTAGGATTGAAGGTTTCGACTGTCATATTATTCATCAGCAATAATAGATAGTAGAGATTTTCAGTATCATAAATAAACTTTGATAATACTTTAGGTTTATATTTGTATTTATTAGCTTCAGTTTCTGATAAGGTAATAGTTTCAGCATTTTCTAATAGAATATCGAGATATCTTTCTATAGAGATTGATGCAAGAAACTCGAATCCATCGAAAGTTTCAATCTTGCTTACTTTACGTAAATTAAAGAAGTCTTTATTAACTACAGAAGCATATTGAGTAAGTGTTTTACTTTTTGATGCCATTCATATCACTCCTTGTTAAATAAATGGGACTACAACTGCTAGTTCTAAATTATTATCCGGGACAAATATGACCATCCTACTTCCCTTTGGAAAATGTGGGGTTGGATGAGCAATATAGTCGTCAAATCCTAAAGCCTTAAATGCACCAGCAAATCCTCTACTAACGACAATAGAAATATAATTATTATTGGACACTGAAGTAGGTACATGTATATTTTCCTTTGATTGGAAGATATCAGGAGGGATGGAAATAATAGAAGACGATGATGATGCCTGCTTATCAGCCATAAGTTCGGGAATATAAAGTTTCATTTCCCATACATTGTAATTATAATCTTCAACTGTATAACCAGTCATAAATTCTTTTACTCCTGGTTGTCTAAAATCAGCCATGAAAACACCATCCATTCTATTAAAATTATGAAAGAGGTTGGATTAAAAATGAAACAGAAACGATATGTGCATATTAAAGAACATCAATTGACGAAATTACTGCTTGATAATATGGAAATTGATGAGGATGAAGGTAAATTGTATACTGGAGCTATGCCGCTCAAGTATAAGTCTAAATATTTTACTTTGGTTCCATACAAGGATATGAAAGATTTCAAAGATGATGAATTGATCCCAATCAGACCATTTACTAATCCAAATCATGCTCAATACCTTATAAATCTGTTTTCTGATCTCTATGATTGTGAAAGTTTATTCGAATATCAGAATATGAAAGATGATGACAAGTTACTTGAAGGTGTTATGAAATTAACTTACTCTAAAGATACTAAGAAGCTTAAAGTATATGGTATGAAAAATCTCAATGTATTAATGGGAGCTGTACTTTGTAAAATGGTTCTTTCCGGAGATAAGTTCAAGGAAAATATTGGGAGCATTCTGAAACTGGATGAGAAAGTTTCAGACTCCAAAAAGGAGAAATCTAAGAAATAATGGCAAATGCATTCAAATGGACTGATGATCAGAAAGAGTGCATAGCTGAAGGGAGTAAATGGTATAAGAAGCAAACTAAACAAGTATTTGAATATGCTGGATATCCCGGCGTAGGTAAAACTACAGTTGTCCCTGAGATGGTCAAGAAAATGGGGCTTGAACCTGATGAAGTTTTAAGTATGTCATTTACAGGCAAAGCTGCGTCTAACTTTACACTTAAAACTGGATTCAAAGCAACATCTGCTCATGCAGCCATGATGGAAAATATTCAAGTTCCTATGACTGATCGTGATGGGAATTTCATTAAAAAAGATAATAGAATATTAAAGAAATGGGATTTTAAAAGAAAAGATTTCCTTCCAAGAGGAATTAAAATGATCTTCATTGACGAAGGATACTTTTTCCCAGATGAACTTGGTGAAATTGCAGAATCCTTTGGATTACCTGTTTGTGTATGTGGCGATCCAGAACAACTTGGTCCTGTATATGGCAGACCAAGATATTTATTGAAACCTGATTATTTCATTAAAGAAATAACTAGGCAAGGTAAAGAATCTGGAATAGTTGAACTCGCTACATTGATAAGAACTGGAGAAGAATTACCTACAAAGAAAACGATGTTTAAGAAAGATGCATTCGTTATTCCTAAGCTAGACATTCTAAAGAGTAGAGTTATTCTATTGAATAGTGATATAATAATCTGTGGTAAGAATAAAACTCGCAATTATTTTAATAGAATGATTCGAAATGATCTTCTAGGAATAAAATCGAAACTTCCTGTCAAGGGAGATAAGATTATCTGCAGATATAACTATTGGAATAAAACTCTGGATAATATTCCGTTGACCAATGGTGTTATAGGCCATATTATTCATGATGTATCGAAATCTTCTATAGATTTGAAATCTAGAACTATCAGAGCAGACTTCATGCCTGAATACACTAATAGCAATTACTATATAAATCTTCCTATAGATTTTGATTATTTCCAAGAAGATTGTGGAGCACATGAAGAATATAGCAGTTGGGAATACGGAAAACGTTTTGGTATCAGAATGGAATCTGCCCATGCTATTACAGCTCATATTTCTCAAGGTTCTGACTTTGATAACGTACTTTATTGGGATGAACAATTCATGGATGCCGATACTGTACGGAGATTACGCTATGTTGGGGTTACTCGTGCAAAAGAATTAGCAATCCTGGCAATTTAAACTGACCGTACCAGAGAAAATCTGGTACGGTTTCAACTTTTCTGTAGATATATATTATTATAATGTAAGTTACATGTATATATAGATAAGGAGTTGATAAAAATTCTGAAAATCACTGAAGATACAAGGTATGGAGCCTTGGACTATTTCACTGTAAACTGTGTCGACGACACAATGGAACTATTAAGGGACGATATTATAGATCGTTTTGTAGTAACGATTCTACCTGCAAGGAAATCAAAAGCTATAATTCATACTGGAGGAGCTACACATGTTACAAATGTATTCGACAAGAAGTTCGACTACAGTAGACCTCCAAGATTTGATGAAATAATCACTGAAATAACGATATGTAATGATATCGAAAGCTTAGTTGGAAAGAAACAATTTAGGGATTCGTATGAAAAACGATTCTTCGAGTTCATTGAATCTCTAGACATTGAGGTAAATATATACTCAATGTTCACAATCACTCTTTTACATGAAATTGGTCATGCAAATCTGGTGAAATTATTCTTACAGCTTGGTATGGAGAAAGAATTTGATAATCTGTACCATATGGCAAAAACAACTGTAATGGTCACTGGTTCATCTGAACAAAATGATCTTTGGAATGAAGTTCATAAAATATCTCTCGGACAAACAACCGATGTTCAAGAGAACTTTTCTGATGCGTATGCTCTGAAGAACTTTCCGAAGGTCTGGAATGCTGTGAAGCATTACATAAAACCGGAACTGAAAAATAAAAGCATTGATTCTATTATTAGATATAATAAGAGATTTAAAGAATCTGAAAGGAAATATGTCACGAAACCACCACATGGTTTAACATTTGGTTTTGATAAAATCATGGATCTATTCAAGTGAGGAGAGATAAAATTGAAAATAAGTAAAAAATGGCTTACTGAAAAATTCGCAAGCGAATCATTCATCAAATGGTTTAATGATCAATTTGATGGTGAAAAGAGTAGCCATGAGAAAGTTTTAGAAAAAATCTCAAGACATATTTGTAGCACGAAAGAAGACGAACAACTTGTTTCAGCAGAGGATGCTTTATGGCTGCTAAGAAATCTCAAAAATATTGATGCTGATGTTAGATATGAAGATATCAATGCAAAGAGAACCATTTTCATTGCTGGAAATTTACATTGTAGCAGCATCATCTCTAAATTCTCGGTGTACGTTACTGGAAATATATATTGTGATGGTGACGTTTCTGTTAAACAGATTAAATGTGGAGGAAACATTAAGGTTGAAGGTACGGTAACAGCCAAACTTTATGTATCAGCTACCGGTAAGATAAAAGCCAAGAGAGTTATAGTGGATGGTGATATTTACTGTAAGAAGCTTAAAACTAAAAAGAAATCCAAATGTAAGAAACTTCGCAAACCGGTTAAATTCTGACAAAAGAAGGAGAAATCAAAATGATCTCAATTAAGTCGCACAATCGAAAACCAGTAGATACTGATTTCCATAAGAACTGTAAAGATGCAGTTCGGAAACAGTTCTATTATTACCAGAAAAAGATCGAAGCAAAACAATATGTCAATCATGCTCACAGTATATCCGTGAGGGTTATTGATATCAATGAGGATATGCGTGGAGTATTCTGCAAATTCCTCAAATCAATTGGTGAAGAAATCTCAGACCAAACTCTCTATCTATTATCTCTCCTGCAGCGAGTAGGAGAAGATAAGATTCGAGAGAGTCTTGGATACAATAATCATTTATGTTCCCAGCTCAATCAAATGACGTTGGGGCAATTTCAAGAGAAATCCAAAGGTATTTATGTTAATGGTATTTCTGACAGCATGTTTAAAGATTGTATAGGAATATCTGTATTTGTAGCTCAAGCTATCATATTTGCATTTAATACTTTCAAAACTATTTGGGAAGGTGTCAAAAATAGCTAACCATATTACTATCGGCGTGTATGCTAATGGTGATCATGTAGTAAACATTGTTCGTCCTGAGCATCTGCAAGATCATATTGAATACAATAAAGTAATGAGATTTGGACGGGCATTATTCGTAGATGGTCAGTGTTTGAATAAAGGTTATTTGAGTAAAGACGCCGTCGAAAGCTGGAGAAATTCCATTTCGACTATGAACATCGATTCATCAGTTCCGTCTAGAGAATATAGGTGAATAATTTTAGGAGGTGATAAAATGTCAGATCCTATATTATTAGAACTTATACAGAAAGCTAAAGATGAAGAGATAGTTAACCGGACAGCAGAGACGCGAGATAATAAAGCATTTCTTGAGATGGTTGGCTATGTGCAAAATAAATTAAAGTCTAACAAGTAGATACGTTGTGGTATGTCCCGATACTGCAACTATCAATCAATCCTAATAGGATTTGGATGCAAAACCAAATATATATTATTATAGTGTGTAAGACAATGTAATAATCCAAATCAAATACCTGAGAGGAGTTTTTGAAGATGTCGAGTCTGAAAAAACAATTGAAGAAACTGGAGCAACAACAGAAGAAGCTGAATGAAACCATTCGCTTGGAGCAGGCTACATGCCCGCACGTAAACAAACGCGGCAAGTCGAAATTGGAACCATTCCAAGACGGCGACGTATTGAAAGGCAAATGCAAACGCTGCGGCGAGATCGTTATTCTCGACAAGGAATTCCTGACGCTTGACATGCTTACCAGCTCGGCTGACGTTATCAAATCGGCGCTGGCCGAAGTTCGCGCCGCCGTTCACGTCGGCAAGATCAAGCTTGACGATGCAACAATGAAAATGATTTCCGAATTTGATGCTGAAGTTCTGCGTGAGTTGCCGAATACGGTAACTGCTATCACGAAGGCCGGCAGCAAGAAAGACAAGAAGAAAGGCAAGAAGGATAAAAAGAACAAGAAAAAGAAAGGCAACAAACGGGAAAGATGGAGTTAATCTCCGGCACACGAGGGTGATAGGCTACGGCCTATCACTCTTTTATTTTTTTAAAAATTAGGAGGTATAAAATGATTACTATTGATACTTTAAATAAGTTACATGAAGCTAGACTTATTGAAGCAGCTAAACCAGATGGTCGTTATAGCACTCCACCAAAACGAATGTTTAATGAAGATGGTACATTCAACCATGATAATTGGAATGGTGGAGATGCGATTATTCGCAAATTCATTAATGATTTGGATGATAAAAATGATATCATATATGAATGTATAACTCATGAGAATAAGACGTATGATCTTATTTGTACCTCAAGATATTATGACTACCATTATTATATCAATATAACTATTATATCAAATGACAGTGATACTGTTAATCAAGTATTCTTCAGAATATATAAAGTTAGAGGATGTATTGAGATGGCTCGATATGATGGTCAAAATATGACAGTCGACCAATATATTCTCTTACTTAATTTACTACAATCAGCAGGCTATAATTTTAAACTCTTCGAAAAAATAAATAATACTTATAAATGAATAAAAATAACTCTTTACCCATTTCCTTATTTTTTATAAATCTATATTTACTTTACAAAGCCATCTATAGGAATCCCCATACTTATCTTGGAATTTATTTATCATAATCGAATCAACCCTTTTATAAGGGTATATATTATTATACTGACTAAATAGAAAGGATTGATTACTGAGTGACAATTCGTATACTGTGGTATATGAGGAAGGACAAAGATGTCTTTGCTTATACCGATGATAAGATTACTGTGCATTACGACGACCGTTCCCGGGTTCGTCAATCTCCAGAAGTATATCTTCCAAGCACTGATCTTGAAGGTGCAATTCATCTATTCGAAGAAATCCTTGCAAACGCCTTTGATGAGCTTATGGCTCCTGATTCCGGCGGATACGAAATTATTATTACCTTTGACGAAAAGACTCGTACCATAACAATTCAAGATGATGGTCGTGGTATACCTTTAGGTAAACTATTCGACCTCTGTGAAGTTATCAGTTCCTCCGGTAAGATGGGAACTAAAAATCGTGCCTATAACCATTCGACTGGTGCGTTTGGTATGGGTATGAAACTCGTAAACTTCCTTTCTGAGTATATGACGGTTAAAGTAGAACGTGACGGAGTCTTTAAAGAAGTACATTATGTTGATGGCTTCCGCAAAGAAGTAATTGAAGGGAAATCCAAATCTACTGGCACTTATGTTGAGTGGAAGGTCGATAAACGATTCTTCTCTGATATAGGTATCAAGATGGAACACCTGTTAGATAAAATTAAAAAGAAGAGTTATGTTGGTGGTAAAACTAACATGATCTTCACTGCTAAGAATAAAAAAGGTGAAGAAATTACTAAAACCTTTAAGAACGGTAAGCTGAAAGATTATGTAACTCAATTCAATATCTCCAGCCCAATTGCTGAATACAAAAGACAAGAGGGTAACTCTAAAGTTGAATTTGTATTCGGTTATGATATGGAGACTCTGGAAGAAACTGAAGTTATTGGCTTCACAAACTATTCCTACAATAAGATCGGTGGATCTCATGTGAATGGTTTGATTGAAGGTATTTCCTCATTCATGAGGAAGTATATGTTAGAATCCTACTTGACTGAAAAAGAAAAGAAGGACTTAACTGAAACTGATAAGAAAGAAGTAAGAATCCTCAATGACGATATCAAAGATGGTTTGATTGGTATCGTAGCTGTATATGCCCTTAATCCGAAATATAAGGGTCAATATAAAGAGGGTCTTGATGATAACAACTTGAAGAATTTTGTATATAACTCTGTGAGGAAGTATTTGAGAGAATTGGATAAAGCCACACTCAATAAATTTGCTCAAGTTATTAAAGGTAATATCAGAACTAGAATCGCCTCTGAAAAGGAAAAGAAGCGTACAAAGAGAGATATTACAAATGCTTTCTCTGCAGATAAAATTCCTGAGTACCTTCCTATCTCTAAATTTTCGATGAGTAAATTTAAAGAGATGTTTATTGTTGAAGGACTCAGTGCCCGCGGGGGCTTTAAAGCAGTACGTGATAAGGACTCAATGGCAGTTCTTGCTATTAGGGGTAAAGTTGAAAACGTATTTGACTTAACACCTTCTGAAGCTGTAAAATCTTCTAAGTTCCTGCAGAATCTTATGCAGATCTATGAAGTTGAAAATGAAAATATCAAGAATTTTGATATCAAGAAATTCCCATTTGATCGAGTTAATATCGTAACAGATGCTGACTCTGATGGTGGGGAAATCGCATGTCAATTAGCGATGACGTATGGTAGATTCTTACCAGCGATTGTAACTGCTGGTCGTCTGTATAAAATCGTACCACCTCTATATGAAGTCAAGATTAAGGATGCTAAGTTCTTTATTCCTACGGTCAGAGACTATGCTAAATATACTCAAGATAGCTTTATTAAAGCTCACAAGTTGTATATTAAAGATAAAGAAATCAAAGGCGAAGATCTTTTAGATTTCTTAATTGAATTCCACGAATATAAGAATAATCTAGAATATCTGGCAAATCAATATATTCTATCTCCTGAACTGACGGAGTTCTTCGTTAATAATCTGGATATCGGCTATGAAAATGATAAGATCGATATCTGGAACAACAAGATTCTACCAGCTAAGTATCGTTTCCTTAAAGCTAAGACTACTGTCACTGGATATCTGCGTATTGTAGGTACCATTCCTAATGATGGTTTTAGTCTATTTGATTTTACTGAAGAATTTATTGAAGATGCTGTTGATAAATATAAAATTAATACTAAAGCGTATTTCTATGGATATAAAGTTGACGATGTCGATATGAGCCTGTATCAAGTCATGAAAGAGGTAGGTAAATATGCCCCTAAGATCATTACAAGATTTAAAGGTCTTGGTGAGATGCCTTCTGCTGACTTGGAAAGAACTATCGTCAATAGAAAGATTCGCCACAGTATTCGTTTAACTATGAAAGATATTGAAGATGCCTACGAACGTATGGCTGTAATGCACTCTAAAAAGAAAGACTACCCGACGAAACGTAAGATATTCATGAGGAACTTTGAATTCGGAATCATGGATATCGATACCTAGTATCGTTGAAGGGATGGGTGCTACTTGAGTAAAAAGAAACAGTTTAGAATCAAATATTATGATTATGACGACTCTGAATTGTATACCATTATTCAAGTAGCATCGAATACCTCAAAAGCTGTTTCTGATGCGACTAAAAGGTTAGAGAATTCTTCTAGCCAATTCAAAATCATTGATATCAAAGAAATAAATACACCTGGGTATTACTTGGAGGAAATAAGAAAAATACTTACTAAACCTGAAAGGGATGAATCCTCGTGGCTGCGAAAAAGAAAAAGAAAGACGATGGTTTGAAAAACTTTATCATTTCCTATACTACCCAGTATTCGACCAGCACTCTTACTTATACTCAAAGAGCAATCGATAAGCATGATGCAATCTTGAAATTCAAACAACTGACTCCTGGAATCAAAATCAAAGATGTCAAGGAAGAAGTTAAACAACCAGAGCCTAACATCGGCCGTGGCTTATCAGCATCGCATCTGTATATTGATGATGTAGGTAAAAATGGCTCTTATATCATCGGTGTGGATTTAGGCAAAGACGAAAAAACTAACCAAGAAGGAAAGATCGAATGACATATATCGTTAGTCCGAAGAGAGGCTTCTGGAAAAACGTTGAAAATATTGAGCAAATGAACATTGCCGATTTCGACGAGCAAGGAATGGCTCTCCATGGCGTAAACCGAAACCTGCAGAGAAATATTGCACTATTCTTCGATAATCTTAAAGTAGTTCATAGACGGATTCTTATGGCTATGGCTTCTATGGGAGTTAAACCTGAAAAGAATCATGTTAAATCTGCTGGTGTAATTGGTAGAACCATTGAAAAGTATCATCCTCATGGTGATGCCGCAGCATATGAAGCATTGGTATTCATGGGTCAACCTTGGAGAAATATTATGCCATTGGTTGATGTTAAAGGTATTTATGGAAATGCTGAAGGGCCTGATGAGTATGCAGCAATGCGCTATGTTGAGTGTAGACTCAGCAAATTCGCCTGGGACTGCTTCTTCAATATTGATGGAAAACATGACTGGGATTTGAAAACTGAATTGGTTGATATGAGAACCACTTTTAATGGTGAGGATCGAGAACCAATTTACTTCCCAGCAAAATATCCATTGTTTCTGATGAACTGGGGTAGTGGTATGGGATACGGATTAGCAACTTCGAGTCCAGGTTTCTTACCTCAGGAAGCAATGCAAGCTGTTATTGATCTCATTAGAAATCCTAATGCTAAGATCGTGTTATATCCTGAAGATCCGATGGGTTGTACAATCATCGGCAAGAAAGTCTTCCATAAATTCGTTGATCACGTATTTAAAGATGAAGACGATGATGCTAATACTCTGAAGTTTAGAGTTAGGGCTGATTATGAAGTAGTGAACGGCATGATCAGAATCCTGAATACTCCTTATGAAGTAAATCCTAGTACAGTCGTTAAGAAGATCGTCAGTCTAAAGAATGATAAGAAGCTTGATGGTATCGTGGACATGGAAGTTGAGCTTGGTGTAGGTAAGAATCCTTATCTCAAAGCGAAAGATGATTCCATGAATATCGTCATTGAATATGCTAAAGGTGTAGATCCTCACATTCTGATGGATAGACTGTATAAACTTACAGATTTGGAAAAAGGATTCTCTTTAAACTGCGTCTATGTAGATATGAATAAGAACGTTAAATTCAATCTCAGAGACAGCATTCTTGGCTGGATTAAAACTAGAAAGAAAGTTATGAAGCGTATGTATAGAGTTGAGTTGACCGAGAAATCTAGAAGAAACTATGTCTTGGATGTTCTCATCGATCTATTCGAAAAGAATCAACTCGATACTGTTATCAATCTCTTTAAGAAGCATAAGCGTGCGGAAATCGCTGAGATCCTGATCAAGAAATATGATATCAGTGATTATCAGGCTAAACGAGTTTCCGAAATGCAATTAGCACACTTATCTCCTGACACTCATGAGGGCAATCTCAAAGAGTATAAGGAGAATAAAGCTCGTATCAAGGAACTTGAGGATATCCTGCAGAATAATAAGATTGAAGATGTTATCATTAGGCAGATGGAAGAGGGTATTGAAAGATATTCTCGTAAACGTCAGTCTAGGGTAATTGAAGCTACTAATGTAGATAAAGAAGAACAATTCTTCGATATCGAAGTTATTCACTCTGGTAATGTGCGTAAAATAAAAACTGGAGTTTCGGTTGAACTTAACAACGATGAATCCAGTCTTATTGATAAGTACATTAATGCCGCGGATACTAATAAATTATTCTTATTTACGAATACTGGACTGGTGTTCAATGATTTAATCTCAAATATTAGAGTTTCTAAAGACTCTAGTCTTGGAAGTATTATCTCCAAGAGATATGATGGTACTAAATATAATACGATTGGATCTGTTGTGGGCAAAGAATCCACTCCTAATAATATTATTTGCGTGACGAAGTTTGGATTGGTCAAGAACAGTAAGTTCTCCGACTACTTCATCTCGTCGCAAGGAAGTTTCGGTATCAAACTCGCTAAGAATGATGAGTTGGTATCGGTGCTTGAATTCACACCTGCTGATATTAAGAATTCCAAGATTCTCATTTATACTAAATCTGGTAAATGTGGAATGTTCTCTGTTGATGATCTCACAGTTACTTCCAGATTCACCATGGGCAATATTGGGATCAAACTCGAAGATGGAGATCAAGTAATCGGGGCTGAGTTGGTTAAACAATCCGACGAAGTGATGGTTACTATATCTCAAAGTGGACATATTAAGAAATTCTCCATAGAGAATACCTTCAGTAATATGAAGCGTGGATCTTTTGGTGTATCTGTGGTATCTTCGGGTGAAGACCTGTATAAGATTGCTACTGTAGGACCAAAGATATCCAAACTTCTATTGGTATCTCTCCAAGGAACTGAAGAAGTTATCTTGGCTGAATTGCCGAGCAAAACAAGGCTGTCATCCGGAGATAAGATCCTCAAAGCCAAGAGGAAGAATGAAATTATCTTCAAGGAAAAATAAAAAGCGGAGAAGAGGAGAAATCCTCTTCTCTTTTCTTTTTTTCTTCTAAAACACTCAAATAATACGACTACGTTGAAAGGAATGATAGAATGTCTGATACACTAATCATAGATACACTATATCCCAAGGCAGCTAAAGCTCTTGGTGATCCTGCTAATGTAACAAAATTGAAGATGCATCTGTCTAAATACTTTGACAGAAACTCCAATATTCTTTTTTCTTTGAATCTCACTGATAGACTTATTGTATTCGAATCTGATAAGGAAGTTTTATTTGAAGTATTGCATATAACCGATAAGGAAATCCAGAAAGT